ATAACGGGTCGTGATGACCCTCCGCTATGACCAATCAGCCTGTGCTCCGAAAGATGTAAATCTTTGGTTACTCACAACTCTTTTAAATCGAGACGACTCAAAAGAGTGGCTTTAGCCCCTAGTCTTCCTGATTGATAAGCCTTTGTTTAGATCCACTATCGCGATAATATCCGGGGATTAAGAATCCCGGATTAGCACAAAATGGGAGGTGAAGAGACGATAAACCCAAAGGGTGTAAGGCTTCTGTACTTCTGATAGTCTATTCAAGGTCCAATCTCATGATTAGAGGAAAGTAGTTGTCGCCTTAAATAACAATTATATGAAATTATTAAAAGAGCTTCAACTTACCTTCAATGATATTAATAAGCGTGACTTAACAAAATTTGATAAAACAAGTTTTTATAAGTTTGCTAAAATAACAGTCTGGTTACTTGCTCCTAATGATAAACAACTCAAGCCAAGTTTTAATAAACTTGCTTTAAGAATTGACAGATTATGGACTCTAAGCGGGTCCACACATACTGTTTCATACTTAAAGGAAGGTCTTAGACTTTGTCAAAAGACCTTAGCTGGAGAAGCGACGATAGTTTCGTCAGAGATTAGAATCGCTGTCCGTCGTGGATTTCCTTTAATTATACCTGGTGATCTCCGTCTCTTAATGGAGGCAAAAGACCCAAGGGTAGTTAAGGTAGTCCTGACGTTACTGTCGACTTTTAGGTTAATAGAATCTGTGCCCAAACTAAAATTGGAGACTATTACGGGACCTTTTACTGGTCTCGCGAAAACTCTTCCAGAAGTTAGTTTAGTTATGAATGAGCTAATAAGTAAGTTCTTAGGAAACAAAGAACTTTCTTATTTCCGTCCAATAAAAGGACCTTTCATTCGGAACAGAAATCTACTTAATCTAACTACAGCTGGCCCTAATCAAAGGAGTCAAATTTTGGCAGGTTATCCCAGTGACGCATTAGCGTTTATGGCGAACCGCAAAATGATGGATACATATGAGTCTTTTGCAAAGAAGACAAACTGTATCTTGCTCTTTGATAAGCTTAAGGCAGAGATTAAATTTTGGCAACATAATATCCTAAGGGTTATCCCTAATTCTAAAGAAGGGTTAACCTATGGAGAATTATGTGGTCTTAATAAAGATCTGCTTAATACTGGCCATCTAAAATTAGGTAAATTAAGCCTAAAATTCGAAGCAGCCGGAAAGGTGAGGGTGTTTGCGATAGTAGATGCATGAACTCAAAGCTTGTTGAAACCATTACATGACTCATTATTATCTATTTTACAAAAGATAGAGTCAGATGGAACTTTTAATCAATATGCGCCTATATATAGGCTTATTGAGCAAGGTCATAAGGAATTTCATTCCTATGATCTTAGTGCAGCTACGGATCGCCTTCCT